TGCATTGCGAAAAACTGAGATGCAGAGGTAATTCGCTGATGTTGTCCTGTAACTAACAAACGTGGGATATTCAACACCTTATCTATATCACGCATTAACTCATTAAATTCCGCCTTCACTCCCAACGTAGTATTAAATTTATGTGTTTTTGATTGAGCTAAAACAACATCATAAAAAAGTTGCAACGCCTGTACACTCTGCTTTTGAAAATCTGACTTACTAACCCCGACAGGTAAAGTATTCACATTTTGACTTAATTCAAATAAGGCATTAAGTTGCTCAAAACAGGCAAAAATCGCACCCCATTGTGATAACAATCGACTTTTAGCATTGTGAGCAAATGCTATAACCTCCATTCCTTTCGCCCACCACGCTAACATATCGCCGATAAACTTATCGGCAAGATTAAGATAACGATCTATCCTCGCCAATAAA